AAATTCGATCTACACAACGAATTGAAAATAATGGATTTATTTCATTCGTCGCATCTGAATAGTCAACAGAGAGAAAAGAGTCCTCACCTTTCAGTGAGGATCCGAGTCTCCCTTGTATATACCATTCATCCACAGGTTGTCCAATCAATTTAAAGAACGGGTTCTTATATAAAACTTGCCACATAAACCTCTGAAGAGGTTTAAGAGCAGTATATTTAAGGCCAGGTCCTTTAGAAATGATCCTTACTTTGAGTGGTTCCGCTAAAGGAACCAATTCAGCATAAGGGACTTCCGAGGTTGCACGACGAAGAAGAGCCAAATAAAACTTTTCGAAGTGTAGATATAATCTAGAGGAATCAACATAGCTAATAACGCCATGTACTTTTGATGATTTCGAGGATATAGAAATTAAAGAGTTTTCAGTATTAAAGAACTCAGGCAGCTTATCAAAGGCCAAGCCAAGTGCACCACCCCCATTACGTGAACGATTATAGTTCGCGTTAGTGGATGGTTGGAAGATCTTAATTCGATCTTCCCACTTGTACTCAGCGTCTCTGAATAACTCATCGACTGTCCTGTCAATTTCATTAAGTAACATTTCCTGTGTAACTACATTATTAACTGTAGCTATAACACCTTTCTTTATAACAAGAGAGGGGTATGTTGCCCATTGAATATCGTCATGGATATTTCGAAGAGTAAGCTTCTGAAATGCCTCCAACTTTGCCTTTTGGAGACGACCACTAAGTGGTCTAGGCATTCCTTTCTTAGAATACAGAATTGTTGTGATAAGAGATTTAAACAAGATGGGTTGAGTAGCTTTGAACACATTAAGCCACTTATAACATCGACCCCCTAAAATAATAGCAGGGTTAGCCTTCTCGCACCCAGGAGGGGGAGGAGGAATCTCTTGAGGATCAGTCTTTCTATCTGAGACATGATAGGCATAAAAGGCTGCACAGATCCATTTGACCCATTTATAAGGGTCACCACAATTCGAACTCATTAATTTCCAAAAATCAAGATTACCTTTCATCTTGACTCCTGATTCATTAAAACCATATAATTTCAACACATTTAATATGATTTTCATCGATTCTTCTACAAACCCTTTTGAATGACTATCTAATTTCAGATAAGTCAAGGGTAGTTCATTCGGGGGGGATTCCAATCCCCCCCCAAATGGAGGTATAACGCCACCATCATTAGCGGGCCCAACCGCGGACTG